TAGAAAACATTTAGCTAAAATGGCTCATAAAATATTTTTTAAATACGGACACAAAGCCGATTTTGATATGAGCGGATCACCATTAGTAGAGATATTTGATGAATATAAATGGGAAGATCCAAGATAAGCTAATCTCTATTGATAAGAGATATAAACTGACTTCTAAGGACATTGAAGAAATGAACGTCCTTAGAGGTCAAGGCAAGACCTTAGAGGATCTGGCAAAGCATTTTAAAATATCTCAAGCAACTGTTTTGTATTGGACGGACGAAGAATACAGAAACAAGCAACGATTAAAAAATGCTAAGAGAAGAAAAAAAGGTCTTGAGTTAAAAAAATCTATTGAGAAGGACACAGAAAAAAGAAGGTTGAGATGGTCGACTGTGCCACAAAATATGTGGGTTAATAGATACCATTCAGCAAAGAATGAGAAACGAAGCAAAAGACATAAAATAATTGGTGTATCTGTTTCGATAGTTGAGAAACATAAACATAAGTTTAATGCGCCAAATTCAAAAATAAAGAAAGGATAACATGACTAAAAAACATGAAGTAACTATCATATGGGGAACAGAGGCAGTAAGAGGAATAGAGAAACCTATAAAAGATTATACTAAAGTAAAATATAAATTTAATACCGAAAGTGAGTTAGACGCTTTTATAAAAGGTGTTGATGAAGGCAACGGTTGGTTAGAATATGAGGTAATTAACCAAAATTAAAGTTTCTTTTTAACTTTGCCCATTTGCCATGATTGTTGAGTTGATAACTCAATAACTAATCTATGACTTTCTCTCGCGCCAATAATATTATTTTCAAATAAACTTATTGAGAGAATATCAAATTGGCCATCTGG